CGAGGACCTGCGTGGCAGCGCCGGTCAGGATCACGTCGAACCAGGCATCCCAAGTGGCGGCGTTGCCGGTCACGATGACGGCGACGGTTGCCGGCGCGAGGCCGTAGTTCAAAGTGATGGTCTTGACGTTGGCGTCACCCGAGTTGACGCCCCATGCATGGACGCGGAAAGTGTTGCCGATCTTCAGCATCGCCACGGGGATGGTCGTCGAGAACACCGCGTTGGCCGCGGTGCCCGAGGTCGTAACCGTGGCGGTCAGCGCGCCAAGCGATCCGGCAACGCAGTTGTTGAGCGTCTGGATCAGCGCGTTTTGGTTCGCAAGCGCCTGACCGGGCTCAAGCGGCGGATTGGTGATCGTCGTGGACCCGCTCACCGTGGTCGGCGTTCCGATGGCGCAGTTGGCGGCGAATGCGGGCAGAGAGGCGAGCGAGAGAACGCCGGCCAGGAGAATTTTTCTAAGCATGATCAGGCGTCCTTGGTGAAGGGCTCATGCAAAGGATTAGCACGGAGCCGGGTTGAAATCAATAGACAAGGTTGGCGGTCATGCCTCCATTAGTGCCGATGTACGTGGCGGTTGCCCCTCCGGGAATTGCTTGCAGAGCAGCAAAATAATTCAGTCCGAGAGCCGAATTGCTAATTGATGTAGCAACACCCGTAGAAGATCCGGTCGTATTTCCGTTAACATATGAAAATATTGTAGACGCGGTAATCGAGTTAAACCCGATAGCTAATACCGCCGAATCTGCGGCAGCGCTTGTTTCCGCAATATAAGTCAAGTAACCTGAGACGCCCATCCCAGCAATGCCTGCGACCCATTGTATTTTGTTGTTGGTCGTAGCACCATCGAGCTGCTGTAGCGAACCCGAAGTCGTTGTCCATGAACCTTTGTTATCTGCACAGTATGTTGCGACGGGAACCTGATTATAGAAGTTCCACAGGTCAACTACTGCCAGTGCTCCGCCACTCGCCGCAGCCGGTTGCGGATTAAACGTGATTGTTCCGGCCCCCGAGTCAGAGTAGAACGAGCCCAGATAAAGGCCATAACCAGCCGATGGGCAAAGCGTTGAACACGTTCCCGTAATTGTGGTCGCATTGGTGAGGAACCCATTAGTGTTGGTGACGGCGATATTGCGCGTTGTCGCGTTCGTCCAAGCAACATGTGAGAGTCGAAAAACTCCGCCTGCGTCCTGAAAAAGAAATTCATCGTAAACTGTGCTCGTTGTTACTGCGGCAGGTGAATACGCCGCGCTGGACAGCGTGTCCGTAACTGTGGACAGCGCCGCATTAAGCCAAGATGCTCCATTGTAATACGGGGCGGAGCTAGAGGTATAGGGAACATAATACAGGGCCGTGACGCCCGACCCCGACGCTGTGCTGAGCCAGCTTGTCGACACAGTCGAGAGCCGCCCGCCCGGCGGCGTCGTCGAAGCCGCGAGGGAGTTCCACGCCGTCGTGTACCCTTCGAAGGACCCCGTCTGGTTGTTGTAGCGCAGCATGCCCGCCGCGGGCGAACCCGATCGCTGGGCCGTCGTCCCCGAGGGGAGCTGGATCTCGCCCGTGCCCGTCCACAGCCAGTCAGCCGAGAGCGTGCCGTTCGCTCCAGTGAAGGTCCCCGAGACCGTAAATGCGCCTGCCGTGCCCGAAGTTAGCGCGACCGAGGTGATGTTCGTGTTTGCGCCAGCCGTCGCGATCCCGCCTGAGTTGAAGCAGCCGAGCAGCGTCGTGAAATTCGAGTTGACCTGCCCTGACTGGATCGTCGTCCCCGGCGAGAAAGAGTAGGGCACAGAGGGGCAGATCGTCGCGAACGCCGACGCAGGCAGGAGCGCCAGAGATAGCGCGAGAAGGAGCCGCTTGATCATGCGATTTCCTGCATGTACTCGAGGACGCGACGGCGGATGAACACATCGCCGATCTTAAAGCCAATGGTGCTCGCCCCAGACACCTGAATGACCAAGCGATTGTATATGGTCGGGCTCGGGAAGTCTATGCGTCTGGGATAGAGCGCTGCGTTCGAGCCGCCCCAGAGGGCGCTGTCCCACTTAGACACATCCCAGATCGCGCCCGATAGATTAGCATAATTGTAGGTAAACGAATTTAAGATCGTCCCGTTCTCATCCTGAGCAATGACACTGATGGACGGCGTACCGTAGATCGCCGTCGTCTTGACCTGCATCTCGCAGATCTCAGACATGGCCATCTGTTCATTGTCGCGCAAGACTACTGTCTGATAAACCCAGTTCAGCGCAACTCCGTTCTCTGTGGCCGTGTCGGTCGCAGTGGGAATAGTATTGCTAGAATACAGTTCGCCAGTAACAGACTGAGGAGCAAGGATGAAGGCATTATTATACGGAGCCAGCATCGTAGAAGGGAACGAGTGCGGCCCGCTCCAAACTTCTCTGTCGACATCGTACCAATACTCTTGCCAAGGCTGGTTCGTTACTGAAGAGTTCTGCACCGAGAAACGCATCACTTGCGCGGTACAGGCCGCGGCCGCGCGCGAGGGGTAGGGGATATTGAGGAACGGCACATTGACGCCCGAACCTGCCAGGCCAACCGGCTCCGAGACGTGCGCGCTGAAGTCTATGATGCGAAGGCCGTCAGGCGCGAGGAACGCCACCCCGTTCGGCGTCGCCATGATGGTGCGCGGCGAGAGCGTCCCCGTGGCGGCGTTCAGCGTGTTCGAGGATAGGTTCATCGTCGCTGCATCGCCAGTGATCTGATAGATCGCCGTCGTGCCCTTGAAGATCAGCAGCGCCTGGATAACGCCGCCAAGCTGGTTATCGAGCGGCAGGCCCGCGGCGCCAGTCAGGGGGAAGTTATCGCCGAAGGTCAGCGCTTGAGTTGCGTTGGTGACGTTCAGGGTCAGCGTGTCCGTGAAGACAACCGACGGCTGCCCGCTCGCAGGGTTGATGCCGAACCACGCCCGCCCGTTAAACTGCGCAACCCATGCCGGCACAACAGTAAGAATGATCGCGCCTGTCGTGTTGCCCGCATGCCAAACGGGAGCGCTAGGGGTCGAGACATCAAACCAACCAAAGAAATTGGCCGTCACCGAGAAGCCGGGGTGACAGACGATGAACCGAGTTCCGACCAGGCCCATTACGGGGGGAACCCAATCGCCTGCATCGGATTGCGTCGCAGGGAGCGTGGCCGAAGTCTGCGTCCCAGTTACCGAGACGAAGGCGTTTGTCGTGAGGTTGTAGCAGAAGGGCTGGTCCCGGCCTGCCACGAGCCCGCTGGCAACCATGCCATAGACATAGGTGCCGAGGATGTAAAAGACGCTGATGCGCGCGGGCGTCGTGAACCCCGTAAAATTGGTCTGCAGCACGCTCGCGGGGCGGCAAGTCCAGAGGTTCTCAGTCGACGAATCAGGGATCAAGTCCTGAAGCAGCGTCATGCCGCCCTCGAACGTATCCGTTTCGTCGAGCGAGTCCGACAAGCCCCTAGGTGAGAAGCGGACAACTTGTGCGTCGAGAAGCGGCGAGCCCATTACCAGCCGAGAAGTTTAGTCTGCGGGAGTCGATTGAAGGCTGATCCGAAGCGGCGCCGGTCGAGCCCGACCGTCTTCGCCCGCCCATCGTCGTCCTTCTGCATGATGAGGTAGCCCTTGAGCAGAGCGTCTGCATCGCGGTCGTACTCGCTCTGCCGCTTATCCCCCGTGATTGTCATCACGTTCGCGGTGAGCTTCTTGATCAAATAAGTTTGATGAGGAAACCACGGGATCGTGGTCGACCCCTGCGGGTTCGAGATGTCTGCAGGCTGCGAGTAATAGCGGATGTTCGCGATGTAGCTGCCGCCCGGCGGGGGCCAGACCATCATCGTGCAAAGCCCGAGGCCTGCCGAGTCGTCGGTCGCGAAGTTCTCGGGATAGTTCGAGATGCCTGCCTGCTGTACCATCGCGTCGAACTCGGCAAGGTCGCAGTTCACCATGACGTAGGGCACGCCATAGACGAAGTAGAAGACCTCGTTCGAGGCCATGCGCAGATAGTCGGAGGGAAGCGCGTACGGCCCGCTGCCCTGGTTCGTAGCAGCGCCGCCGATCGCAAGGCCGTTAGTCGGGGCGGGGCCGGTCACTAGATTGACCGTCCCCAGTTTGCGCGCGACTTCGAGATCGTACTGCTGCGCGAGATCCGACAGCATCGCGTTGAGGAACTGGCCAGCCTGGTTAGTGTATCCCGGCGCCTTCGCCGCCTGGCACGCCAGCGCCACCATCTGCTGCGCTTGCAAGGGCATTGGCTTTCTTCCTCAACTGCTCGATCCGAGCCCTGTGTTCCTGCACCACCTCGATCGAGCGTTCGTAGGTCGTCAGAGCCGCCTCACGCGCGTTCGCCTCGGCAAGGATCTCAGCGTGGGTCTTGCTTGCGCGCCGCGACGACCCGCCCTCCATGTGTTCCCTTGCTTCCGCCTTCTTGTCGAGATGGGCGATGTTTGCCTTCGCGTTACCGATCTGATGTTCAGCGACTTCGAGTTGCCCCTCGATGCGCCGGATGTCCGCGTAGCACTGTTCGACGTCGATCGCCTTTCTGACTTTAGTTACCACCTCAATCAGATCAGTTGTCGAGGCATCGGCTGCCACACCTGATTGGAAAACGATCTGGACTCCATCGGCGAGGGTAGCTGTGTATGAGAACCCAACTACGCCGCCTTTTTTACCCTCTTGCTCCTGCATTTTTGCTCCTATGCAGCCAAATAACCTGACCTGCTGGTCACCCCCAAAGTTGTCCCGCTGATAGTCGGCAGGGAGGGTTGCCGGTAGGCATTGGCGTTGGCCCCGCCAATGTTGCGCTCGTGCCTCCAAGCGTTCTGGACGGACTCGCGCAGCGACGCATACTGCCTTCGCGAAACCTTGTAAACCTTGCCGTGAAAATAAGTCACGTTGTCCACGACGCAGGACATGGCGTAACCCGGCAGATCGATCATGTACTCGATCTGCTCCTCGGCCGGCAGGCGCCGGGCGCGCTCGGCCTTGGTGAAGTGCTTCAGCGCCTCCGCACGGGCGAGCTTCTTCAGATCTTCGTCAATGACCTTCGCGGCTTCCAGCTTGAGCGCTTCGAGTTCGGCGTCAGTGAACAGCTCGACATTCGGGATCGCCGGGCGCTCGGCCGCTTCGACAACCGGCCCAGCGATCGTGTCGGGCGTCGGCGTCGCGGGGCGCGTGAGGCTGTCCCGCGTCGTGATGTTGTCCTTGCGCTGATGTTCGCTCACGAATGCACCCATGCTGGATTGCTGGCCGCGGCCAGCTTGGAAACGAGGATCGGCCACCCGGTCTGGGTGTCGACCCCGATGAAGTCGCCGGGGAGCACCTTGAGCACGCCCCGGTTCGGGATATAGAGCAGCCCCGAAGGATCGAAGCCGAACGGCCAGATCGGCTGCGTGTTCGTCTGGTCGTCTTTGATGTTGGCGCGGATCGTCGCCATGTCTGCCGCGAGCAGGCCCGCGCCGCCCGCAGCGTACAGGATCGCGGTCAGCGACGTGGTCGCCGTTGTCCCTAGGGTCTTAGTTGCCATTTATCACCCGAAGGTCGAGGAGAAGGCCGAGACGGACTCGATGCGCATCGCGAACGTGTTGTTCTTGATGAGCGTGCCGTAGAAGTTCTTCCAGCCGACCACCCGAAGCTGGTTCAACGGATCGGACTTGTCCGCCTTGTCGAGCCAGGTGATCGAGATGTCGTCGAGCACAACCTGCCCGTAGGCGCCGCGACCGAAGATCCAGGTCGGGTAGACCGTGAGGCCCGCGGTGCCCGACGTGCCCGCCGGGTTGGCAGGCGGCGTCTGGGCGACACCCTGCGCCGTGATCTGGACAGTGGCGCCGCCCGGAAGCTGCGTCGCCTGGCCGGCGAGCGGCCCGACAGTCGGACCCGACGGCGAGAGACCGAGATGGGTAGGCGACGTGGTCGTGCCGATGTAGACGTTGTAGGTGAACCCCGCGACGTTCGGCAGGACAACCTGAATTGAGCCATTCGCCCCCGTGGTCGTCTGACCGGCGGAGACGGCGTAGATCTGGCTCTCGTACTGGTTCTGGGTGTCCGAACCCGTCACGATGACATAGTAGGTTCCGGCCGCAAGCGTGCCCGCGTTAGCCGGCGTCGGCGTGTAAGCCGCGTTGGTATACCCCGACCAGAAGGGGACCATGTTCGAGGAGCAGAAGCGGATCGAGTGCCACTGACCGACTTCGTTGTTGTAGAGCCTGTTGACGTCCGAGTAGGACGCCGCCAGCACGAAGGTTGAGTTCTGCGTGAGATCCGCTTCGACGAACGGGTGCAGGATCGCGGTATAGTGCGGGTTCGAGCGCGGGTTCGCCGAGGCTTTGGAGCCGCCCGCGTCCGCCGACAGCTTCGTGTCGGTCATCTCGTCACCCATGTAGCGCGGGGCGCCGAGGGTAACGAGCTGCGCGAAGGCGCGCGTGACTTCGAAGGTGTTGAGCACGTCGCCGGCAACGAGGGCGTTGCGCGAGCCGCGCGAGTTCACGTAGTTGATCTGCGTGAAGCCGAGCAGGGAGTTGAAGGTGTTGCGTTCGAGAGTTTCCGCAACCTGCAGGGCGATAAGCTTTTTCGCCTCGTTCATCACCGGATGCTTGATCGTCATCTCGGCGACGTCGGTCAGGGTGATCTTGTCGCCCCATTGCTGGAGAGTGACCGTCTGCTGGCCGATTGTCATCGTCTGGCCGGGCGGGGGGACGCCTTCCGACAAGGACTGGTAGGGCAGAGGGACGCGGTTATATCGCGTCGCGGTGAAGGTCGTGCCGCGCCCTTTGGGAAGCTTCTCCGGGTCACCAAACTGGTAGGCGACCAGTTGGCGCCGAGCCAGCGGAAGCGTTTCGTTGGCGATGTAGGCTTCAATATCGGCTGTAAACTGGCCCGAAGTATTAACCGGCATGTTCGTTCCCTTTCAAACAGCCGGCGCCCACTAGAACGTGACGTCAGCCAGTTTCTCTTCCAGACTCTTCTCGCTCCGACGGCTGCCCGTCTGAACGTCGCTCGCCCCGTTGCCGGGCCGGGTTCTCTGCTGGGCGATTCGCTGCGCGCCTTGCTTGCGCTGCGTGTCTCCCGCCTTCCCCACCTTCGCCAGAGCCTCCTGCCCAGCTAGGTAGGTCATAATCACTTCCCGGTTGTAGTTGCGCCCCGCCCGTCTTTCTGTGGCGAGGAACTCTTCAACCTTGGGGGCGAGCCGCGCCGCGATCGGGTTGCTCGCCTTCATTCCATCGAACCGAGTCCGGTCGGCGGTATCCGCCATCTCGAACCGCAGCATATTGACCAACTGCTCAGAGCGTTGCCGCTCCTGGCTGATATAGTGCTGGGCGCGCTCGTCGGGCGACATCGCCGCGATCCGCTCGGCTTCGAGCCTGGGATCGGGTAGTGCCGCCGCGCGCTGCTGCGCGGCCCTGAATTCTTCCAACTCGCGCCGCGCTAGAGCGGCGGTCTCTCGAGCCTCTTTGGCTTCCTTCTGAGCTGCGAGAGATTCAGCCCGAAGTGTCTGGAACCTGCGTTCGCCCCGTGTTACCGGCGCTGCTTGCCCTTCATTACCTTCGCCTTTGGCGGAAGGTTCTTCTGGGACTTCAGGCTCTGCGCCTTGTCCACCCGGCTCGCCTTGCCCATCATCTTCTTCGGTTTCGACGACATCGCTGTCCAACTCCTCGTCACCCGGAAGGGCGTCTTCGTTCTCACCAGCCATGATATGCTCCTCTGCGGCTTACGGTCGCAACGCGAACAGTGACTTACGGCCACCGGTCGATGTACTGCATTATGCCATGTTAAAGTAAAACGTCAAGCACGCTCTTCAAGGCGATCAAGCCGCTTCTCTTGAGAGTTCTGCCGCTCTTCAAACCGGGCTATGCGCTCGGTCACGTCGGCTAACCGACTGATCTGTTTCTCGACCGCCGTTAGCCGGGTATGCATAGAGTAGAGAACCCCAATTCCCCCGACGGCCACCGTGGCCGCCTGTAAAATTTCGCCATAACTGATCGTCGGGGAGAGGTCCACGCGCCTAGGCTTTCGGGGGGATAGTCGTGCCGGGCTTGTTCGTATAGGCGGACCACGCGGCCACGCCCGCGGCGACGATCATACCACCATAAAGGGTTGCGTCGTTCGCCGAGAGCCATCCGTGTCCGACCGCGAAGCCGCCGGCCATCGCCGCCAAGGTCCGCAAAAGACCACCGACCTGATCTGAATTCATCTCACGCCCCTTTCACGTCATACTGATAGAGGTTGTCCGCCTTCATCAGGTTCACGAGAATGTCCCCGTAGTGCGGCGCCGTGGCGTAAACGCCGGTCAGGCACTCCGCGAACCGATCGGGGTTCTCGCAGTTCGCCATAGCATAGCGATAAGCGCGAAGGGTTGCAAGCAGTTGTGCATGCCGATCAAAGGCTTCCGCGACATCCTTAAAGGCGGCGAAGTGCTCGACGACCGGGACCATCACCCCGTTGCGGAACTCGTGGCTTGCCGCGGCGACTGAGGGAAGGCCGGGAAGTGCCTGAATTCCAAAGGGATTGTTCGAGTTCATAGGCTCGCGCGTCCCCCAAGCGCTCTCGATCCCGTACTGGGCGAGACTCACGGAGGCTGGGACTTTCCATTTGCGCTGGGCCGCCTGCGCGGCCTCGATCACTGCGGGGGTCAACATTACCAGGGCCTCGGGACAAAGATCGCGTACAGCGCGAACGCCGTGCATAGGAGGACGAGCACCGTCAGGATGTGAACCACCTTATCGCACAGCCAGTCAAACATGCGGACGCATCCAAGGGTCAGAACCGCGAACAGGGTGAGGCGCCGCAGCCTCTCCGCGGACGCCCAGCGCGTGGAGCGCAACACCAGCCGACAAGACATGGCTCACAGCCTCGAGCGCGTTCTGGGGGTTATGGGCGACGATCATGCACCCGATGTCCACTATCGAAGCCCCCACGAAGACTGGGGCGGCCAACTTGGGCGCCACCCCCTTGGGTAAGGCATCCGCGATCTGGTCTATGATCGGGCCCCCAATGAGGCACGCCGCGGCGACCGCGGCGAGGGCGATCATTCCAGATCGGCGAAGAACTTCGCCAGAACCCCCGGCACTTGATCGAGAATCTGCTGCTTCGAGATGAAGAACGGCAACTGGAAGCTATCGATCACCTTGCTCAGCGCATTGTGAAACTGCGGCTGAGTCACCGCCCGAAGCGTGTCGATCTGGTCGGCGGTGAAGGCGAGTTCGTCAGCCATTCGGATTGTCGACCATCTGCTGCAACTGCATGATTTTTGCAGGCAGCGCGGTGTCGGTCAGCGCACTGATCGAAGAAGCGAAGTTGAGCAGGCTCGCCGGCAGGTTCTGAATGCCGAGGAAACTTTGCAGAAGATGGTCGACCATCTTCGGGTTCGTGTACATGAACGCTTCCATCTGGACAACCAGGTTCTTTTCCTGCGTCTGGTTGCCGTTGACGAGATCGACGATCGAGCCAGTGATGCTCGTCACCGTTGAGGCTGGCACGGAGCCGAGTGCGCTCGCGATGCTATTGAGGACGGAACCGAGATTTGCAGCCATGATTTCGCTCCTTTGAATGGAAGCCTTCATCTAGCACTTTAGGAACTATTTGTCTAGCGCAGTCATTGCTGCGCACCGACGATGGATGCGCCGACTGTGAGCGGATTGCCTACCGAGTCCTGAAATGTGACGCGGGGAGAGCGGTAGGGGATGACCTGAGCCATCGCCGGGAGTGCAAACAAGAGAAACCACGCAAGACGCTTCATAGTCCCACCTTCGTATTCAGCGCCGCAACCTGCGCGATGAGGGCGGCAATCGCCGCTTGAGTGTCGGAAATCTGCTTGATGCCAAACTGCGTCAAGCCGCTGGGAGAACCGGGATAGGCGTATGGGACTGCCGCCTGCACCGGGGCCGGAACATTGATCTTTGCCGCCATTATTGCGCCTGCGCAATCTGCTTGGTGAAGCCGTTGAGTGGGCTGCGGGAAGCCGGTTCCTTCAACATAACCCTCAATGATGCGCCACGGCGCTGCATCGGTAGCTACAATGTCGAACACGAAGTCTCGCGCCGTTCCGAGCCTTCTTTGAATCGCCCTGGCAGTGTAGTTGCCAGTCTGTCCGCAGTTGAGCGCATATTCCACGCCGAACGTCTTTGACCCGTCCCGCGAAATCCTAAGAGCTAGTTGCGGATCGCGCACATACGGCGGAGGCTGACCCGCAGGATAGAGAGCAGTCGTTACCAATGACCCATCAGCATGATTGACCGATAGCGCGTATCTTCCGCCAGATTGATCGGCAACCACCATCTTGCCTGTCTCGGATACACCCACAAAACTCATTGGAGGCGTCAATCCGGTCAGTGGGGGTTGAGGACCTAAACCTACCTCCACGTCGATCTGCAACCGCTGGAGGAAGATTCTCTCCCGCTCGGACGCAAGATGCGGAGAGCGCCGCCAACGCCGGATGATTGAATTGTTGTCATAAAGCGTCGTGATCGACTGCGAATAGATGTTGCCGGAGTTCCAATCGCCGACAAGATGCTGGCCGAAGCGTTGGTTTATATTGGCAAGAAGGGAAGTCTGTGGCTCTTCAAATGTCCAGATGAAATCGTTCCTGCTATATTCTCTCGTGTCAATAAAGAAGGTTTCACACGACGGCCGAAGAAGTCAATGTATTTGATGTTGACTCCGGCCGGAGAGGCTTTCATTCGCGCTGTGATCCCGAGATGACCGACGCTGAGCGGATCGCGTCCGATCATCGCTATTCGCCCCGTAGCCGCCCAAGCGGTGGTTGCGGGTGTGTCACTCGGCATATTGCACGACCTCCCTCACCGCATCGACCACGCGCTCATGGCGACACCCGCCTTTGGGATAATTTGGATAGACGTTGGCATAG